TGTATCGGAGGAGTGAAATATCAAATAAGATAGCGCAGAAGAAAAAAGAAGCGCCGGATATTGATGAGATACTTGAAGTAAAGATAAAGACGGCGGTAGAGGAGAATAAAGAGAGTTGGAATAAGGCGTTTGATGAGATACGGGCGTTGGTATCAAAAGAGGGACGGGCGTGGGATAAAGTTAAAGATAATGAATTAGTTGAAGAAAGATATAAGGCGCTGGTAAAAGAGAAGGCGCATGATAGTTATTTGAATTATGTAAGGTTGACGAGTAAAAAGTTGATAGAAACGAGGTTTCATTTGTTTTTGGCGATGTTGGCACAAGAGGTAATGGATAAAGCGGAGATGGGTTACGACCAACGGATTACGATATCGTGTCCGCCACGTGCTGGCAAATCAACAATGATAGCACGGCGTATGCCATCTTATTGGTTGGGACGCCATCCAGACGTTGAGGTTATGTGCTTGTCGGCAGATATCGAGTTGGCGACTGATTTTGGCGATAATAATAGACAAACAGCTTTAGACGTGTGGAAAGACGTGTTTGGAATTGAGGTGTCAAAAGCGTTTAAGTCCAAACATTCGATTGGCGTTGATGGGAATAAGGGCATAATGCGCTTTCGTGGCGTTGGTTCGACAAATGTTGGTAAAGGCGGTAATATGATTATTGTTGATGACCCATACCCAGATGAGGAGTTTGTTAATAATGCAACGCAACGCAAAAGGTTGCTATCGGCATTGGAGAATGATATCTTTTCCCGTAGTGAAAGAAAGAAGTATGATGATAAAGAACTTGGTTCGATTATTTTTATCATTCATACTCGTAGACATGAAGAAGATTTAATTGGCGTGTGTGATAAAGTTTACGTTAGGGCGGAAGAAAGTCCAACGGGAGTAGCGTTTAAGCGTTGGTTAAATGTTACAATACCAGCGATTGCGACATCAACTAATGACCCGTTAGGTCGTAAAGTTGGCGAAGCGTTAATGCCAGAGATGGGATTTGCTTGGACGATAAAAGGTCTTAATCTTAAAAAGGCAGAGGTTGGAAGTCGTGCGTGGAATAGCCAATTTCAGCAAAATCCAATGACCGAGCATGGAAATTACATTAAAAAAGAGTGGTTGGAAAATACATGGTCTTATGCCGAATTACCCGTTGTATTTGATGATATTATATTGTCGTGTGATTTGTCTAATAATGCTAAATCGACAAGCGATTTTTCAGCGTTTCAAGTGTGGGCTTCGTGTGGCGTTAAACATTATCTTTTAGATAGAGGAAAAGCAAGAAGGACTTTTAATGGGCAGATAGAGATAATGCGTCAGTTTGTCGATAAGTGGGCGGCGAAAGGACACCCAATTAGGAAGTTGCTTATTGAAAAACGGGCAACGGGAGAAGCGGCGGTTGAGTTACTTAAAACGGAGATGAAACAAGTGGCGGTTATTGGATTTGATGTTGGTTATACCGATAAAGTCCAACGCATACAAACGGCATCGCCATATTTTGAGGGCGGTAACGTGTATCTTCCGCCTGAAAAGGTTGACAATAAGATTGAGGAATATAAACAAACGATGATGTTATTTCCAAGCGTTAGTTTTGATGATGAAGTTGATGCGACAAGTCAATACTTTATCTATCGCATTAAGCAAACAAGTGGTAAAATGGTAATAGATAAAGATGGTTTTTATTCAAAATTAGGCACTATATGGAGAAGTTGAGAGGAAATAAACAATGATAAGAGTAAATGCGACAATCGAAGAAATTTTGAATTACGAAAAAGAAGCAGGTTTGCCAGACAAGTTGTTGTTACTCATCAACGATGCCTTTTTACAATTCAAAGAAACCATTCCAGCGATGGAAAATGACATTTCGTATTACAAGGGGCAATTACCATTTGACAAAGACGCTTATTATTACACCATTGATTACACCGATGGCGGTAATATTAATTTTGAACGAATTGCCAAACAAAATATTAATTATTCCAAATATATTATTGATATGGAAACAAGTGTATTTGTTGGAAAAGCGCCAATGATTACAACAGATACAAACACAAAAGGCGAGATTGCTCGTTTAACGGAATATAATCGTCAAATGTCTTATCGTAATTGGAAAGAGCATTTAACGGAAGCCATACGCTACAAGTCAAAATGTGGTAAGGGCTATCTTTTAGTCCACAATAAAGAAAATGACGAATTTCCACGTTTTAGTGAATTAGACCCGTTATCAACTTTTGTTGCTTACGACCAATATATTGAGCCAGATAGTTTGTTTGGTTGCTATATTAACCAGATTGATAAAGATAAGTATTTATTTTACGTTTATACACAAAACTATGTTTATGTATTTGAAACAACTTCAAAAGATAAAGTATTGTTGCCACCCGATGACATCAAAAAAATTCAACATTTTTTTGGGCGCGTTCCAATTAATGAATTTAAGAATAACATTGACGAGCAATCAAGTATTGAACCAATCAAAGGCATTATATCTTTAATTTGCGCCATACAAAACGATATTGTGCGTGGTAATCATGAAGCAGTTAAATCTATTTTACATATTGACGGATTAAAAGTTGGGTCAAAAGAAGAGCAAGAAACGTTTTTTGATTTATATGTTAGAAAAGGAATGATTATTACAGAGGGAGAAACAAAGGTTAATATCTTAAATAATAATATTAATCAAGCAGAAGCGCAAAACACCAAGAAACAAGCGTTACAAGATATGTGGGCGATTTCAAGGTCTGTTGATTTCTCATCGCCCGAGTTCGCGCAATCGGCAAGCGAGCCAGCATTAAAATTAAAATTAAAAGGCGTGATTGACAAAGCGATTGATGGAGAAAAGGCGGCGACACCAACAATTAAGCGCATTATGAAGTGCGTGTTAAATTACGTTAAGCATGAAAGTCCAAAATTATTTAAGAAAATTGATTTTGATATTAATAGAATGACGATTAAATATTTCCATCCATTACCATCAAGCGATTTAGCGATGGCAACCATTCAACAAAATCTATATAACATGAACGCTTGGTCGCCAAATCTATTATCGCAATTTACATTTATGGAAGAAGATATCGTGTCTTATATGGATAGCGTTGTTAAGAAGCCTGAAGCACAAGTTGTTAAAGAACTACAAGGCATTAATGATACTAATAAAGAAAGACAAGATGAAGTGCCTGAAGATATGAACCAACAAGATAATGTTGAAAATTTTGCCGAAGGTAAAGCGCAACAACTTTAATATAAAAATATTTAGTGTATAACACTAAACGTAAATAAGCAACATATTTTATTTCTTTTTTTAAGGTAATTAGTGTAAAATAATAATTGATGATAAAAGGAGTTTTGTCATCTAATCTACCACGATGAAAAATGCGGAATGGCAAATGAGTGAGAGTGGCACTATAACACACTAGAAAAGGAGAACGATTATGCCGAAAAACTTTTATTACTCACAAGACGGGGAAGATAATGGTGGTGGCAACGCCCCCGATATCGAAAAGATTGTAGCCGATAAGTTAGCCGAAGAAAAAGCCAAATGGGAAGCCGATAACGAGCAACGCTTGAAAACTCGTATCAACGAAACCGAAAAAGGTATTCGAGAACGCCTTGAGAGAGAAGCCAAGAAAGCCCAAATGACCGCCGAAGAAAAAGCAAAAGCCGAATATGAAGAACGATTTAATGCTACACAAGCCGAAAGAGATACTTTCAAGTCTAAATATCGCGATATGCTTATTCGTTCCAAACTAACTGAAGCAGGACTACCAATCGAAGTATACTTTGATAACAAGAAATTAGACGTTGATGACGAGCAACTTGACGATGTTATTAAAACATTGAAAAAAACACACGATAGTATTATTAGTGGTGGTAAAACATCGCCGACTACTACTCCAACCAAATCAAGCAACGCTCAAACGATATCTAACGAAGATTTAGAAAAATTGGCGATTAACAACCCCGAAGAATATCGCCGAATTCGCAGAGAAAAACTATACGGAAGAAAATAACTTCCACAAGAAAGGAAATTAAATTAAGATTATATTATGTCTAACACATTTACTAATCCGACATTAGTTGCCCAAGAAGTATTGGTTGCCCTTGAAGAGCGCCTTGCCGCTTCTGGTCTAGTGTATCGTGGTGTCGAACGAGATTTCAATACTCCTCGTGCTAAAGGCGATACGATTAACGTTAAAGTTCCAGCGACTTTTAGTTCCTACAACTTTATTAGTGCGACTTCTAACCAAACAATTACTGAAAGTTCCGTTGCTGTTAAACTAGACACTATCGCCGATGTTTCAGTGGCGATTACTTCTAAAGAAATGACGCTTTCGATTGATGACTTGTCAAAACAAATTTTACAACCTGCCGCTTATGCTATCGCCGAGCAAGTTGAAGCAAATGTCCTTGCCGCCCTTGTTGCCGGTGCTTCATTAAGCGAAACCAAAACAGCAACAGCCGTTATTAGTGATATTGGCGCTATGGCTAAAGCACTTGACAAGAAAAAGGTTGCCAAATCTGAACGCTATTTATTCTTCTCTCCATTACATCAATACGAATATGTTGCCCTTGACGCCATCGTTGGTTTTGATAAATCACAAAACATCGGCGCGTTGAGAGAAGCAGAAATTGGTCGTGTCTATGGTTTTGATTGCTATGGTTCGTCTTTACTTCCCGACACTGACGCCACTGCTGCCGGAACGGCTACTTCCTATAAAGTTACAGGCGCTATTGGCGCGACAACGGTTGCTCTTGGAACTTTAAGTGCCGCCACTGCTACTATTAAATCAGGCGATAAGTTTATTTATGACAATCACATTTACGAATTTACCGAAGATGGCACAGGAAGTGACAGCGCTATTGCCGAAATTGATATTTTTCCGGGACTTCATGTTGCTATGACTAATGTTGCCCCAACGCTAGTTGTTCGTGCGCCTTATAGTGTTGGTTTCCACAAATCAGCATTAACGCTTGCTACTGCCCCGATGGAAGCCCCTGTTGGTGGTGCTATTGGTGCGGTTGCCACTTCACCAAGTGGTTTGTCAGTTCGTGTTGTTTATGACTATACTCCAAGTTCCAAGACAAATAACATTTCCATCGACTTGCTATATGGCATTAAAGTCCTTGATGGAAACCGCATTGTCAAGATGATTGACGCTTAATAATTAGTTAAAATATCTAAAAACGCATAAGTTTTATAGGGTTGTAGTAATACGACCCTTTTTTTGTGGTAAAATAATAAGTAGTTGAAATGAAAGGTGTATGGAAACATGGCGACACTATTAGATTACAAGGTAGATAATGACTTTTTACGACAATATGGAATAAATGTAGGCGACCCATCGCTAAATAACAATGAAGCACCGCTTATTGAAGAAGCATATGACGAATTGCTTGATTTTATCTTTTATAATAACGATGAATTAGACCATACCGAGCAAACGATATGCGATTATTTAGAAGATGATACATATGGAAATAGCGAAGATAAGATTAAAGGTTTCAAACGAGCGCAATATCTTGTTTTACGTAATCTATTGACGAGCGACTTAAACCCAATTACCGAAGAAGTTGTTGCTTGTTTAAGCGGTCGTTGTGGTTTAATCAAGCGAAATGGCTTTCAAAAGAATTAGGTAGTTTATGTATAGCACCGAAAATAATCAAAACGTAAATCGGGAAACTTATCGTTATGTTGGTAAATGGGTTAGGGGCGATAACGATATCAATGAAGATATTTTCTTTTATTATGTTGGAAATAAATCGTTTAGAGCAGAATTTAATGGTCGTATTCAAGGTATTACAAGCACTGCCACAATAGCGGTATTTGGGGCACATACATTTGTGCCAAACGATACTATCATATTGGAAGATGGAACAAAATTACGTATTCAAGAGATACTAAGCGAAGTTAAAGAACAAGTTAACTATCGTATTTTACATTTGATTAAACCACGCATTATAGAACAAGTTTTGGCATTGAGGTAATGCTATGGCTGGTTATGCGTTTTCTATAATTGAAAAGTTAAAGTTTGGGATGGAAGATAATTTTAATTTTCCTTATGACAGAGGAGAAAAATATCGGAGAAAACCAACTAAACCACACATGAAAGACATTGCGCTAATTAAAAATCAAATTTTTCCTTTGGGTGATGGAAGTTATTTTTTATATAGGAAACGAAAACGCCGAAGCAAAAGCACCTCAATATCATATTTTAGAAAATGCTAGAGTTATAATGCGACCTAATAAAGGCACGAAAAAGACAAAAGGAAGTCAAGCAGACATAAAAGATAAAAGCAAACGAGATTATAATGCGTATAGTTGGAAAGCAAGAACACAAACAAAAAGCGAATTATTTGGGTCGGTAGAATTATTACAAGAATATCGGCAAAATATGAATGGAAACTTTTTCAGACGAGATGGAACAACAAAAGCATTTTTAGATAGAACGACAAAAAATAAAATACACAATAGAAAACATAGAGAAAATGAGCATTGGCAATATATTGAAAAAATACTCGCTTTAATAGTTCCAAAAATTGCCACATCTATAAATGCCACACTTATAGTAAGCGAGGGAACTTACGATAATGAGTATATTAATAAGTTATTGCCGGATAACTATACATTTGCCAAACAAGATAGTAGTATATTTACACAAGATTATGACAATAGCCCAATTTATGATACATAAAGTGTTAAAATATTAATAATAAGATGTTTGTGAGACGATATTTGCTAAAATAATAGCATAGGAGAAGTATATGGCTGAAATGTATGATATTGATTATATAAGGGCGATAATACAACATGAGTTAAACGATGATACAATATTTTTAACATCTTTTTACGAGCAAATTGGCAATCAAGACGCTTTAGAACGCTATGCTAAAAAGATTGAAGAATTAATTTATGACCTTAACAAGCAATCATATAAAGCAAGGGGCGTTATAACACAAAGCGGTAGTGCTGACATTGTTAATATTGTTAACAATTACATTTGTCCTTTAGAATATGGAGTTAGATTAGATGTTGCTTATGATAAACAACTTGAGGAAGACAGCACCGATGAAGATAGCGACATTGAATATGTTAATGAAAAAGTAAATCAATTATTGCTAAAAATAAAAGGTCGCAAGTTTGAT